TAGCCTGATCCATTGGTTCTTCTGCACCTGTCATAGGATCAAATAATTGGCTGCCTCCACCGAAGAACATAGCCTCTGGACCACCCATATTAAAGGACTGACCAGAAGAAGGATCAAAAATAATCTGTTCACCACTAATAGGATTGAATTGAATTTGAAATTTAGTTCCACCATCAATATCTCCTTTTCCGATCTGACCTAATCCAGTTTGGGTAACCTCTCCCGTTCTTTTATTAGTCAAAATTTGAGTGACTGACCCATCGTTCGCTGTTTGAAAGCTAATATCTAAATCAGCTGGATCTTCAGGAGTTTTGAAATTAGGGTCAGGAATATAAGTACGTGTTTCTGAATCATACATTAAACCACTTTTAGCAGCCTCTAAAGAGTCTTTCATTATTTGCTTCTCCCTTTCATTCGCCATTTCAACAGCTTGTTGATCTAATCCAGCAGTTTGTAGTTGCAAATCTTGTTGTATTTGAGCTCTTTGAGAAGAAATAGAGGATATTTTTTCATTAATACTATTAATTTCTTGTTCACTAGCACCACGGGCAATAGCAAGTTGTTGTTGTTCTTCTAACTTTTGTTGAGCAGAAATACTCTTTTCAATATCAGAAGCTCTTTGGTTGAGTTGATCTTGCCTTTCGGAAGTAGCTGAGCCATAAACAGAGCGCCCAGCCACTCTCATATCAGTTTCCTTAGCTTTTTGGGCATCTTCTCTAGCTCTTGCATAATCAGGCGCATATTTATTTTCGATTAAGCCTTGAATTTTTTTCTCTTGCGCCGCTAAATCCGCATTGACTTGATGAATAGCCTTTTTACCTCTAGCCTTTTCTAAAATTTCAGTATAATTTGCAGAACTAAGTGGGTCCAACATTTCCATATACCGCCCTCCTTCAGCAGCATTTGATTCTTTTATTCCTGAAAAATTGTCTAAAGCCCTCCTAATATTACCAGTACCTGCTAAATCTCCAATTTCTTGATCAGTGAAACCTTCATTTTGCAAATCACCATAAAGATTCCCCTTCATTGACTTAACTTGAGAATCATTATAATAAGATCCTTGTGGCTGACCCATTGTCCCCTGTTTTACAAGGTTTTGACCACCAGCAGTTTTATATTGTGTTCCAAATTGATTTCCTGGAGATGGAAGGGGATTTTTAGATTGAGAAGAAACTACTGGATTACTTGCTGTAGGAGTTTTTGAAGCTGCAGGAACAGCCCTTGCTTTCTCCATTATAGGTGTTGAGGAAGGGGGTACTACTGGGGTACCTTTCCATTGCGAAAAAGTACCACTAGGATTCTTTTTTTTGTAATCTGCAAATGATAAACCTGTAGCTGAAGTAGCCATAATTTAAAATTAAGTTTCGTTATAAGCGACCCATCCAGAGGAGAGCATTTTAACCGATTTTGCAGCATTGGTGGCGTCTGCGATAACTGCTACTCGGAAAGTGTCCATAGAACTGTTAGGGACATTTGTATTTAGAGAGCCTACTAGTGCGTTATCGACATAAAAAGTAGCCGTTGTGCCATCAAAATATCCCTCAAAAATATGCCCTGCAGTAACACTAGGGACAGTAGCCGAAATATCTGTTTTAGTCTGAGTAGCTCCGTCGGCTACTGAAATAAATAAAGTCCCATCTTGAACAATGAATCCAAAGTGGTCTAAAGTCATGACTGAGTTCTCCAAGCTTGTCCCTGCCATCGCAAACGGACACCACCCTATGAAACCTTCTTGGGCTGTGGCTTCTGTAAAACCAACCACTAATCGGAAAGACGGGCTTCTATTACTAGTATTAACTTGTAATGTTCCCGCTAAATCCCAAGCATAGAATGTTTGAGAAGCCATTGCATTGTTACTAGCAGCTGTTGTAACTGCTTTTCTCCCGGAAACCTCAGAAGCTACCCCGCCTGGAGCGACTCCATCTGAGTTATCTCCATAAAGGGGAATCCTTCTGGAGAGGGAATTATTTCTTACTAGGTCATGATAATGTTGTTCAGAACTATTCAATCCACCTACTAAAGAAGCAGGATAAGTAACCAATTGTGCGAACTGAGCTACTGCATTAGCCGTTGCGGCAGCAGAAAGACCACCAGACCAAGTAGCTGAAGTAGCACCGTTAGTCAAAGTAACATCTCTACGATCTCCATTAGAGAAAAGAACAGAATATACACCTGTTTTATATGCCCAATTACCGGTTAAAGTTCCATTAACTGCAGCCATTGCGAGCCCAGCAGTAAAGGTGACAGTTCTGATATTTACTCTCAAATCAACATCGGAGTTTTTAAATAAATCATTAGTTTCCAGTGCATTATAATTCCCTTTAACTATAGGTATGGCTCCAAGTCCGTTAGCATTAACGGTGGCTGGCCCTGTATTAAAAGTACCTGGATTTAGAGTCAATGGTTGACCATCTTCATAACTAGTTAGAGCTGGCGCAAGTGTTAGAGCATAAGCATCCGTTCCAACACTATCAACCGCATAAAAAGCAGAATTTGGTACATTTACTGATAGGGTTTCATCCCCTCCATCATTATTTTCAGTAAGAGTTACCTTTTTACCACCAATCAATTTCCCATTAAAATAACCTGCTGTGGTATCATTAGCAGAAACTTTAGCTTTCTCATCTGTACCAGCAGCTGCTGCTAATGCTGAGACATTTCAGGGTCGCATGGATCGTCTTAAAGTTGCGTTTGATGAAGGTGTTGAGACAATCGGAGTTAAGTTACTTCCTATTATTGAAAAATTATTAGGCTTTGTTTTAGATAAAGTTATTCCAGGATTCAATAACTTTATTAAACTCTTTGACCCACTCAAGAAGGTAGTTGAAGATAACAAAGAGACTTTTGCAGCCTTTGGCGCATTTATCGTTGATTACATCGTTCCAGTCATTACTCAAAAGTTAGGCGCTGCAATCTCATTTGTCGCAACGGTTGCCAATGCTGTATTACCAATTATCGGTGGAGTTATCAAAATGATTTCCAGCATGGTCTCAGTTGCCATCGATGGAATCAATGCTCTTATCAGGGCGTACAACGCTATTCCATTATTGCCTAACATCCCGACTATTTCCAAGCCTTCAATTGCTGCTCCTAGTGTTTCAGCACCAAAGGTAACAACTCCAGGTTTCACATCACCAACAATTTCAACTCCAAGCGGTGGAGGCGGTTCAACAGGTGGTACAACATCCAGTACAACTTCAGTATCGAACGTTGCATCTTCTGCATCATCTGCTGCTGCAACGATCGGCTCATTTAATGCAGGATCCTTTAGAGCTGCTGAATCTGCTTCGATGGCACCGGTTTACAACATCAATGTAACTGGAGCCTTGGACAAGGAAGGCGTTGCCCGTCAGATTGTTGAGATCATCAATGACTCAGCAGCGCGTGGTACTGGTGGCGTAGGAGCGTTCCAAGCAGTATGAGCCAATGGACTCCTGAGTGGCAATTAACCATTAATGGCGGTGGTGATTACACAAACCTCACTCTTTCAAATCTGACCATTACTTCAGGTCGTCAAGACATTTATTCTCAACCTTATGCTGGTTACTGCAATGTTGAAATTATCAACCTTGACCAATCGCCTATCGTCATGGACATCAATGACCAGATCAGCATCAAGGTTAAAGACTCAACTGGAACCTTTGTAAACGTATTTGGTGGCTATGTCACAGACATCGACGTAGAGGTCACTCAAGCCTCATCTACGGCTATTTCAGAGCGTATTAAGGTGATTGCCTTGGGAGCGCTATCTAAACTCCCTAAAACCCTCACAGAAGGCGTTTTAAGCAAAGACTTTGACGGCAATCAGATTTACACAATCCTGAGCCAAGCCTTATTCAATACTTGGAATGAAGTGCCTGCTGCAACGACATGGGCAACTTACACACCAACGACAACCTGGGCTAATGCTGAAAACTCCGGACTTGGTGACATCGATCAACCAGGCGATTATGAATTGACTGCTCGATCATCCAACACGACAAACATTTATAGCCTTGTATCCTCTTTGGCTACTTCTGGACTTGGATACCTCTTTGAGGATGCCGAAGGGCGAATCGGGTATGCCGATAGCACTCATCGCAGCTCTTATCTTGCCACTAATGGCTATGTCGATTTGACTGGTAATCATGCTTTATCTCGCGGTGTCAGAACTACAAAACGCTCAGGCGATGTTCGCAATAACGTCACAATTACTTACAAAGCCAATGCCCAGCAATCTGCATCCAATGCTGAATCTATTGCTACTTATGGGCAACAGGCTTATGAGATTACAACTTCGTTAGAAAACTCGGCGGACGCGGCATCTCAGGCAAGTTTCTATCTTGCTTTGCGCGCCTTTCCAGAGGCTCAATTCAAGTCAATTACTTTCCCAATTAGTAATCCAGAAATCGACGATACCGATCGCGATGCCTTGCTCAATGTCTTTATGGGTATGCCAGTAAACATTAGCGATCTGCCATCAAACATCACTAACGGTCAATTCCAAGGTTTTGTAGAGGGCTGGACTTTTAGCGCTGGTTATAACTCGCTTTATTTAACTTTAAACGTCTCACCAACTGCGTATAGCCTCCAGTCCACTCGTTGGAATGGCGTCTTAGCAGCCGAGACATGGAACACATTAAGCCCAACCCTAGAATGGATTGACGCTACAATAGTAGCCTGATAAAGGAGAAACATGGCAACGACAACTAACTACTCTTGGGAAACCCCAGATGATACCGACCTCGTTAAGGACGGCGCAGCTGCTATCCGCACGTTGGGCTCCTCTATCGATACAACCACAAAGGCACTTAATCCATCAACAACATTAGGTGACATCGAGTATCGTTCATCAACCGCTAATACTAATACTCGTCTCGGCATTGGTAGCACCGGACAAGTGCTTACAGTCTCAGGCGGAATCCCAAGTTGGGCTACACCAACAAGCGCAACTCCTACTTTTGTAGGCGTTAAATTAAATGCAGTGTTAAAACAATCAGTTACAAATAATACCGATACGGCTATGATTTTTGATGTCGAAGATTTTGATACAGATGGATTTCATAGTAACGTAACAAACAATACAAGAATTACAATTCCAGCAGGTAAAGCAGGTTATTATCAAATAGGCGGACTTATTGATTTTGATAATGGTGCTGGTGGTGCAAGAACATTAAGAATTAAAAAAAATGGTACAACAGAAAAACAGATTATAACTACGCCAAATACTGTTTATCCAGGAGCGACATTAGAAACCATTTTGTATTTAGCAGTCGGAGATTATGTGCAACTTTTTGCCACACAAACATCTGGAACTACACAGGATCTTTATGTTGATGGATCAAATGGTCAATTATACGCCTACTTTATTGGAGCATAAAAATGGAACTATGGGAACAAATTATTGCAGCTTATCCTGAAATCAATCCAACGGATGATTTTAAGAAATTGGGTATTTATTTACAAGATGACTCAGATGGTCAAGGCGCATACATTGCCAAATGGGAATACTCAAAGCCTATTCCTGACGGATTAAAACTAGGCAAGTGAAACCAAAACTTAGTAAATCAGTTGTCCAATTAAGAGAACAGGCAGACGATGCTTATCCAGATCGAAAGCGTCACTCGGACGGCACAATCGGGGATGCCAAGCACTCAACCCGAAAGAGCGATCATAACCCTGACCCTGATTCAGGGTATGTCCGCGCTATCGATCTCGATGCTGATTTCAACGAACAAGCCTCTACAGCTGCTTACATTGCCGACCAGATACGAATTGCAGCCCGAACAGATAAACGCATTGCTTATGTCATCTTTAATCACAAGATTGCAAGCGCTCGAAGCCTCTGGCGTT